ACCCCATCCGGTCGCTTCCTGTAGCTGTTTGATCGGCACCCATGTAATATGTCTGCTTGATCTACGCTTAGCTTCTTCCATAGCTTTGATGTTGAGTGAAACCAGCTCTTCAAAGAGTTTATCTTTAAATTCAGTTCCAAATAATTCTAGAACCATGTAAGCCTCCTTACCCGACTAAACTCATCTGTCCGTTGCGGGCTTTGATTTCTAACTTGGTATTTGCTGATGGCTCCCAACTATCCCAATAGTCGAAAGCTTTTTCCTCGTCCTTGCGCTTCAATAAGTCGTAGCGTGGAATACGGAAGTAGTCCTTGAAGTCTTTAGCAGCCTGTGAAAATACAGATTGTGCGAAATGTCGGTCACGGTATGCCTGGCTGTCTTTACCACCTAACAATGCCACGACTTTTTTCTTACGCATTTTTTCCAATGCCAGACAAACCGAAGGGTTGACCGGTTGCTCATTCTTCAGATAATCAACATCGGCTGATAAGATGGACTGGCCTTCTTTCAGCTTTTTCAATTCCTGGAGCGCATGGATCATTGCGTCTTCTACCACTAACTCGGTAGGTTGAATAGTCACTTCATTCATTATTCAAATTCTCCTTCTAAAATGTTGCTTTCTTTGCGGATATCGTTCAGATCGTTGAAGAAACGAAGTCCACGACTGATAAAGCTATCAAATTCATTTCGGATGATTCCGTCTGCTTTGAGGACTTTCTCCTCATCTGCGTAGATCAGACCACCCATGCTTGCTAAAAAGTCATTTCCCTTTTGCAATAGGCTTGTGATATTCTTGTAAGCTGAGATCTGCTTCTGTACATTGTTCAGTTGACCCTGCGATTCTTCAATCGCTCGTGTCAATTCATCGTACTGAGAAGATTTCTTATCGACCTCTTCACGCTGGGCCAGTGTGTCAGCAAGTTGCTTTTCGATGAATTCGGAGCGTTCCTCCATTGCCTTAACGGTTTTGGATAGTTCCTTATTCTTTTCTAGCAATTGCTTGTTAAGGTCCTGTGTGGCCTTGTAATCGTCTGGGATAACTTCCTTGATGGTTTCCTTGACTTCAATCTTGGAAGACTTGATTCTCTCGTTTTCAGCCTGTAGACGCTTATTTTCAAGTTTACTGAGGTTGAGTTTCTTCTTGACTTCCTTCAGTTCTCGCACCGTCGGATTGTCGCCATCTTCGATGCGTTGAATCTGCTCCTTCCTCTCTTCTTCTGGAAGAGTTGCAATCAGATGAAGTGCTGTTGTTCCTAAATTTCGTAACGTTTCGAAATTTGGAAGTTCTTTTGCTATCTTCATTGATTTACTAGCAAAATCTTTGTCAATTCCAAGGTTAGTGTACCAATCCATGAATTCCCCATGTACCAGATTGTGCTCTTTCACATGGTTCAAGCGTCTGCCGATTTCCCAAATCGACTGACCAGCTATTTGCTTGTGATGACTGATTTCTAGCTCAATTTGAGCTAGGTTATTTGATAAAGTGATTTCGTTCATTTCCTACTCTCCTAAATCAACCCAAGTCTCGTCGATACCCAAGACATCACAGACTCGGTTTTTTAGTCTGTCACTGCCCTTCCCATATTTCAGCAATTCTGAAATGGTTGGCTTCTTCACTCCGCAAGCACGAGCAAGATGCGTTTGTGTCATTCCTTCTGAACTCAATTTTTCTTTAACCAATTGAATCCATTTTTGATGTTGTTGGCTCATCTTATGACCTCCTTTTTAAATTTATTTAAAAAGTTAGCTAATTTCTTGACATTATTTAAAACTAGTCTTAAAATAAAGACATAGAGAAAAGACCTACTAAAAGTAAGTTTTACCTAGAAGAAACGGACGCCAATCAGTTTTTTAGGTTTTATTTTTTTTAGTTGTGTCATTCGCTAACTCTTTAGCTTACGAATACTATTTTAATACTAGTTTTAAAAATTGTCAATAGTTTTTAATATTAATTTTAAAATATTTTTTCGTAATGCTTAGAAAGGTTATTAAATCAATGACTACAGCATTTGAGAGAATAAAAGAACTAGCAGATAAGCAACGTATTTCTTTAAATGATCTTGAAGATAAACTTGGTATAAGTAGAAATTCCTTGTATGGAATTAAAAAAGCTAATCCAAAATCAGATAGATTACAACAAATAGCTGACTATTTCAACGTGTCCACCGACTACCTCTTGGGACGCACAGAAAATCCTAACATTGCGAAAGATGGTGATGCTTCTGCACCATTAGACCTCAGAGATATTGCTGCACAATCAATGTTATTCGATGGTAAACCACTTACAGAGGAAGATATTGATTTTATTACAGCAGTTTTGGAGGCACATTTAAAAAATAAATAGAGGTGCATTTATGACTGTAAAAGAGCTTTGCGCCCAGGAGGGTGTGAACCTATGCTACTTTGACGGAAGCGACTGGCATAGTCCTGGTTTCTTTAATCCTACTTTGAACATTTTAGCGTTAGATATTAATTTGTCAGTTGAAGATCAAAAGCAAGTTGCTTTGCATGAATTGGGTCACAAAGAGCATACTCCTGCTCAATATGAACTAAATAGAGAATACTGTGAACTGCAAGCTGATAGAAGTATGATTCATCATTTGCTGGAAGAAGAACTACAATTAATGGAAGATGTCAGAGATTTCAATTACATAAAATTTATGGAAAAGTACAAATTAAAGACCATTGCTGATGAAACAATGGTTAAAGACGAATATAATTCACTAATTAGTTAAAAAGGAAAAAAACGATGGCTATGTTTGGGAAGAAACACGACGAATCAGAAGAAGTTCAACTTTTTGAATCTACTGAAAATGAAAAGACATTTTTCTTTGCGAATCAAAAAACTCTAGTAAGAATTGATGATCATTTCATTCGTATCGCTAGACAAAATACAATCAGCAATGCTTTATTGCAAGGATTGGATGGGGAGAAATCTATACTACTATCAAAGATTACTGCTTACCAATTAAAAGAACCAGGTAAAACAGTAGGCTATCTTCAGTTGATTTTCCCTGGGAGTATTGAGCCTAAAGGCGGAGTATTTGATGCTGTGAAAGATGAAAATACAATCACATTCAACAAAGAAGACAAGGCCAAAATATTAGAAATCAAGAATGCTATTGAGAAAGCATTGATAAATAATTGATACAAACAAAAAAAGCCCTGCACTCAACATTTGGGGCGTAGAGTACAGGGATCTGTTAAGGCGTAAAAATAGGCTTGAAAAAGCCCTTTTCACTATGCCTATTGTACCAATAAAAGAGGGAAAAGGCAATGGAAATTAAATCTTACAAAAAGAAAAATGGTGATACTGCCTACGGGTTTAGGATTTATGTAGGCAAGGAAAACGGAAAAGATAAGTATGTAAAGCGTCAAGGATTTCCAACCAAAGCAAAGGCACGGGCAGCGCTCTTGCAACTTCAAGACGATTTAGAGAACGGGGAACAATCAAAAAAAGATATCACGGTTGAAGAGGTTTCAAAGAAGTGGCTCAAAGAGTATGCTGATACTGTTCAGGATAGTACTTACATCAAGACTGAAAGAAATATCAAAAATCACATTTATCCTGTTTTTGGTAGTCAAAAAATAGCTTCCATCACTCCTCTTCAATTACAGGAACAGGTCAATGAATGGTCCAGAAAATTAGTTTATGGGCGCAAGTTGAAAGGTCTGATGAATAACATTTTCAAGTATGCCATCCGCTATGGATATATTTCAACCAATCCTGTTGATAGCGTGACCACACTTGTCAAAAAAGAGAGTGATTCTTCTAGTGATTTCTATGATAAAGATGAGTTAAAAGTATTCATGAAATTAGTAGATGACACGGATGATCTGAGAAAGAAAGTCATGTTCCGTCTTCTTGCGTTCACAGGAGCCAGAAAAGGGGAGATTTTAGCCCTTAAATGGGATGACTGGACCGATAACACTCTGAGCATAAACAAGGCCATTACAAGGGGATTTGAGGGCGAATCTGTGGGGGCTACTAAAAACAAGAGTAGTGTCCGACTAATTAGCCTCGATCAAAGAACAATTGATCTGCTATCAGAGTACAGAGAAATTAATCCTACTACCACTTTCATTTTTGAAAGCCCTGAAGGAAAGCCTATTCCAAGTTCACTCCCAAGGAAGTGGCTTTTGCAGATTGTCAAAGGGACAGATGTCAAGCCTATCAAAATACATGGCTTCAGGCATACACATGCCAGCTTGTGCTTTGAGGCAGGAATGACATTGAAGCAGGTTCAGCATCGACTAGGACACAGCGACCTCAAGACAACTATGAATGTATACACACATATCACCAAGCAAGCCAAAGATGACATTGGTGAGAAATTTGCTAATTATATAGATTTTTAAACCCATAACATATCAGGACAGACTCTTTTTAAAAAAAGGGTCTGTTTTTGGGTCTGTTAGTTTCAAAAAGTTATAGGAAAGAATAGAAAGTATAGAAATAAAAAACGTTGAATTATCAACGTTTTAAGAAGTTTTAATAAGTTTCAAAAAGTATATATGGAGCCGGTGGGAGTCGAACCCACGTCCAAACACCTGCCAGCATATTTGTCTACAACCATAGGTTATGTCTTAGTTTAACAGCTAC